GGCGGCGACGGGTCCACGGGCATTGTCATCATCCGATACGAGGTGGCCGCATAATGGCTGACCCCGCATACATCGTTGACGGTGTCCTCACGGACGGCGAGGCATGGGTCGGTATCGCCACGACGACGGTGAGCGGTACATCGACTGCGACGATTACGTTCACCAGTCCCGACGATGGGAGTTCAACCGACTGGTCCCAGTTCATGGATCTCATTCTCATCAGTTACGCAGCGGGTGAGGCTGTCGGTGGAACAAACTCGTCGTATGTCCGATTCAACTCGGACACAGGCAACAACTATCCCTACCAATGGCTTTACGGCGACGGTGCGAATGACACGGCGGCGTCTGGAGCAGCAGGCGCTTCATACACCAACCTGATGTATATCGACGCTACGCCGGGTACTGCTTCCCCTCAGCCTTGGGGGTGCAGCGTATTGACCATGTTCGATATCAACTCGGGGAAATACAAGTCGGCATTCTCTCAGTTTGCTGGTGATCGAGATGGTGCGGGGATGGTGGGCATCTATGCAAGCACTTGGCAGTCGCAGGCGGCGATCAACAGGATCGACATTGCGTGCGGCTTCGACTACTTGCCCGATTCGACGTTCTCGCTGTTTGGTGTGCTGCCAAGGATGGTTGCCTGATGGCTGTGATCGAAGCAATCGCCACAACGTATTTGGAGGCTGATGCTGCGTCGGTGACGTTCTCGTCGCTGGGGTCGTATGAGCATCTGCAACTGCGGATGAACCTGAGAACTGTCCGTGCCAACAACCATGAAACAATCGGGATTCGGTTCAACGGCGACACGGCCAACAACTACTCCACACACAGGATGTACGGCACGAATACTTCTACGGCTGCTGGACCTGAAACGGCTACGGACCGTGCCTATGCGGCAGGGCAGATGGTTACTGCCACGATGCAGCCTCGCACCGTGTACGGCTCTGCAATAGTTGACATCCTTGACTACCGAAATACAAGCAAGAACACGACTCTGATGTTCTTGTCTGGCGAGGTCGGCACCTCTGCGGACCCGTACCTCACGTTTGGGAGCGGGTTGTGGGATGCCACGGCTGCGGTGACCAGCCTGTTGCTGTACCCGGCGAACGGGTCAGCGGGTTTCGCCCGTGGTTCTGAGTTCACCCTCTACGGATTGAACTCCTCCTGATGGCTGCTTTCACTGTCATAGACCACACCGAACTCACGGGGTCTGCCACAACGTGGAGTGAGAGCAGTATCTCGGCGTCCTACGATCACTTGTACCTTGAGGTTTCGGCCCGCTCGGATCGAGGTTCTTCGTACAGTGATGAGATTTACGTCCAACTGAACGGTGACACTGGCACCAACTATTCGCTCACCCAACTGTACGCAAAGACTGGCACGCCAGCGTCACAGCGCGACTCAGGTGTGGCTTCGATCCAAAAGACCTACTTGCCAGCGTCGTCCAGTACCGCCGGCACATTCGGCACGGGCACCTTGTGGATTCCCCACTATTCAAACACGGCGAACTTCAAGCAGGTTCTGATCCAAGGAACCGCCGAGGGTGCTACGACGACCGACTACCAGTGGGCGCTTTCTATGGTCGCTGGCCTGTGGTCCAGCACGGCAGCGGTGGATCAGATCACGTTGGGGCCAGTTACGGGCACAAACTTTGTCCAATACAGTACGTTCACCCTCTACGGAGTAACAGGAGCATAGAAATGGCTAGACAGAAGGTTGTCAACGGGGTCTACTACGACCTGACAGCGGAAGAAGAAGCAGAACTGGTCGCACGGGCTGAGGCTGCCGATCTGGACCTCAGCCAGATCCGCAGCCAGCGCAACGGCAACCTCGACCGCACCGACCGCACACAGATCGCAGACTTCCCGCTCGGCTCCGACTCACTAGAGGACTGGCAGACGTACCGGCAAGAGTTGCGCGACCTGCTCGCCACCGCCGGGCTACGGAACAGCAACGTCGTCTGGCCCAAGTCACCGCCTGTCACGACCGCCGGGACTGACGCCTATCAGCCCGCCTACGACGCCGAGATCGCCAAGGAAGGCTCAGGTGTGGTCAAGGCCACGGCAGCGGGTGAGGCAGCGAGGACGGCTGCTGAGGGTGCGGCTGGCTATCCGGGACCGGGGATCTAAGTGGGTTTGGCACGCGACGCTGCGTCAGCGTATGGGGTGTTGAAGGGCGACGAGTCGTTGACCGTTTCGTCCACCGCTGTTGCGTTGGCGTCGATTCCGTCAGGATCGTTGACGGCGTTGATAACGAACGGGGCAAACCAGATCCGTGTCAGGTGGGGTACCCCCACGGCTTCGGTTGGTCATGTCCTCCAACCTTTCAGTGTGCTAACCGTCTACAACAGTATGGACGTGGTGAAACTGATCCGCACCGGGTCATCAGATAGCACGATCTTCGTGACCTACTTCGGCTAGGAGGCAGCATGGGTGGGCGAATAGACCAACGAATCGACCAAGCACCGACCGGGGACATCACCGAAATCGCCGTGTCGAATGGCGTGGCCGGGGGGGGCACCACCGGGGTGGTGAGTTTGACGTTGGATACTGATTCCAAGGGTGATCTGAACGTGGGCACAGGTGCGGATACGTCGTCCCTTTTGGGGGTCGGTAGCAACGATCAGGTGTTGACCGCTGATTCGACTGAGGCAACCGGGGTCAAGTGGGCTGCTGTTCAAGCGGTGCTCGGCTAGCATCGAAGCCGTGAACATTCCAACCACGAAGTCCAGTGTCAAACTGGATTTGCTGCACCCGAAGTTCGTTCAGCGCCTTGAGGCGTTCTTCTCTGATTCCCGCATTGAGGGCCGGGTGGCTGTGTCGTCGGCATGTAGATCACTGGCTGACCAGCAGTATTTTTATGACCGGTACAAATCTGGGCGGTCCAAGATCCTCGCGGCCAATCCGGCGCGCCGGTTTGGGCCGAAGGGCATGGACGGTCTCGGAATCTGGAGGGGAAGTTGGCACATGCAACAGGGTGCCGATGGATGGTGCTACGCGGTTGACCTGCACCAGTTGGACAGGAAACTTCCGAAGCCTGACATCAACAAGATCGCAACTGAGTTCGGATGTCGCCCAACGGTGGCGAGCGAATGGTGGCATCATCAGCCGCGCATGTCCACGGACTGGTTCCCGGCTCCGGCCCTGACCGGCGAACCCTACGAACGCCACGACGCGCCGAAGCACAAGATGGACTGGAAGGGAATCGCCGCGGCAATCCACGCGCAACGCCAGACGGTGATCTCAACGCCGTTGAAGCGTGGGTCGCGGGGTGCAGCAGTCAAGACCGCCCAGACGTTGCTTGGCAATAGGGGTATCCGTGTTGGCGCTGCCGACGGGATCTACGGTAGGAAGACCCAGACAGGCGTTCGGGCCTTCCAGAAGAAGGAAGGGTTGACCGCCACAGGCGTCGTTGATGTCAAGACATTCGACGCCCTGTTCACCAGTTAGGAGAAGACATGACCGACCGATCGTGGCTGAGTGTCACCACGGCAACCAACACGCATGATGTTCGTGCGTTGCAGGAATCGTTGCGGGAGTTGGGCCACCTGTCACTTATTGACGGGCGCTTCGGCATCGGTACGCAGCGGGCTGTTGTCGCTTTCCAGAACGAGAAGCACCTTGCTGCCGATGGGAATGTAGGCCCGGTGACGTGGGGTGCGTTGGACAAGTCGGCGCATCCGACAGCGGCCAAGCCAAAGGCGAAGGCTGCCGAGAAGGCCGCAGAACCGGAGGCAGCAGAGCCGGAGGTTGTGAAGCCCGCAGCCAAGAAGGCTCCCGCTAAGAAAGCCCCTGCTAAGAAGACTGTGAAACCATCGGTGACGACATGATGATGAAACTGGACTTCGACCAACTCAAGGATGTCGCCGAGAGGGCCATTTCAACCTACGTCCAAAGCGTGGTTGGGCTGATCGTGGCGTCTGGGATGACTGACCTTGACCTGTCCACGATGAAAATGATCGCGGTTTCCGCGGCTCCGGCTGCGCTGTCGATTCTCAAGTCGTATGCTGCGAGCATCCTCCCAATCGGGGACGCTAGCGGTTCGCTAGTCAAGACCTCAGCAGACCCAGCAGAGTTGCCGGAAGACTAATGTACGACCACTAAGTACCAGTAGATGTAGTGCCCGTCGTGGCCGGATGGAGCCACGATGGACGACGATCAAACAACGGAAGCCCTGCGGAGCATCCAGCGTACTCTTGACGAGCACTTTGCAACATCGTCTGCACCCCCTTACCTGAACGTCCCCCCGCCGGGGATTTCGTCACCGGGGATCTCAACACGGGTGGAACAAGCCACCGGCCTGATCGACAAGATCAAGGACAACATCGCGTACATCGTCGGCCTGCCCGCGACCCTCGGTGGCGCATTTGGTTTCTTGAGTGACCACTCAGATTCCCAAGCCCAACTCCAACATCAGGTCACCATGCTGGAAGGTGCCGTCGCCGACCTGAAAGCGGAAGGCGACCTACTGGGGGGCGGCACCAAGAACTTCTCAATCGACATGAGCGGAGCACCCGGCGGGTCCATGACCGTCATCCTCGTCGCCGCGGTTCTGGTCGTCGGAGTTGGTCTCCTGTTCTGGTACCAATCCCATCGTCGTCGTTGACCCGGCGTCTATGGCTAGCCGTCCTCACGGCGCTTCTGGCAGTCTCCTGTGGGGGGAAAGCCGCTACCCCTGCTGAGGCTCCTCAGACGGTCACCACAACGGCTCCAGAACCGACTCAGAGCACTTCAACGACCAGCGGTCCTCCTACAGCCACGACAACGGTTGCACCGACGGCCACGACGATTGCCGACCCAACCCCGGAAGCCACAGGGGTGGGGGCGTCGCTGCGGTACACCCCCGACCGCGATGGCTTCTCATTTGAGAACTTTGGAGGCGGTGAAGCCCCTGCCGAGTTGACCGTCAACATGGCCCGACGGCTCTACGGCGACGGACAGGTCTGCTCGTCGGTAGTGGACAACCAATGCACCCCGTACCCGGTCATCCTGCAACTCATCCAGCAGGCCAACCGGTCGATGCGCGGAGGGCTGTGTGAAGGACTCACCGTCCTGTCGCTACGCCTCGCTAATGATCCGGTCACCTTGTCGTCGTTCCAGAACGTCGATGATGTCGCCGCTCTGGTCAAGGCCGACCCGGCGCTGCTGTCAGAGATCGCCTACTGGTATGTCACCCAGTTCGCCACCGAGGTACAGGAGCAGGCGTCAGCGTTCCTTGAACTGTCCCCGCTGGCTCTGGCCCGCATCCTGTACGAAGACTTCGCAGCAGCCGAAGCCGGGGAACCGTCCGTCGGCTACACGGTCGGTATCTACTCGGAGCACGGAGGGCACGCCGTCACCCCGTACAAGGTCACCACCGACGGGGACCGGTGGCGCATCCACATCTACGACTCCAACTGGCCGACCTCGGAACGGTGGATCGACGTAGACGAGAAGGGCTGGGCCTACGCCCTTGCAGCAACCAACCCGACCGAAGCATCCGAGGCGTGGGGTGGCGGTACCGGGACGATGGAGTTGACGCCAATGACCTCCCGGTCGGGGCCGTTCACATGCGGGTTCTGCCCCACCGACGACGAAGAAGCCGGAACGATGCTCACCGTTGCCGCATCAGGCGACAAGCAAATGTCCATCCAGATCGAAACCGAATCGGGCGACCGGCTCGGCTACTACGACGGCACGTTCGTCAACGAAATCGAAGGGGCGACGTACCGGTACCTGATCTCAGGGCCAAGCACCGCTGACCCGGTGCTGGTGTTCCTCCCGCCCGGCGTTGATGACTTCACCGCCGACGTTGACGTTATTGACGTTCCAGCGCCAGCGGAGGTCGAACCAAGCCGCCCAAGTAGCCCCTCAAGTACCGAAGCCCCGCTGGAGCCGGAACCCGAAGAGGATACCACCCAAGAGTTTTCGCTTCTGATCCTTGACGACGAGCGATCTGTCCAGATCGAAGCCGAGGTGCCCACCGGGCCGGAGCCTGAGCCTGAGCCGGTAGCACCGGGAGAACCGGAACCGGAGGGCGAACCAACGTCGCTGATCCAGTTCTCCGAGGAAGCCGTAGCGGTCGCCGACATCGAAGAAGCGACTGTGGCGATCGCGGTAGACGCCCTTGAGGTTGAAATAGAGATAGAGCACGGCCAACAAATCGCCGTCCAGTTCGTTGCCGCTCCCCCCGTTGAACCGTTGCCCGGAGGGCCAACCCCAGACGAGCCGGGCGTGGTTGAACAGCCGTCGGTGCTGTCGATCGCCATAGCCGACGACGCCGGAGTTGAGTTAGCCACAGTCGAAGTGGACCTGACTGCCTACCAAGTGGAAGCCCCGGTAGCGACCCCGCCGACGGACCCGGCACGACCAGAACCCACCACACCCCCGCTGCCGCAAGCCCCGGTGGTGCTGGCGATCACCTTCGATGAGGACACCGGAGACATTGACCAGCAGGAAGAAGAGATCGAAGCGTGGGTCGCGTCGGACGCTGAATACTTCCAAGCGGTCGCCGAGGACCGGGTGGAAGAGGTGCTCGGTGGGTCGTATGTCGAAGAGATCGAAGAACGCGGCGAATGGGAACCCCCGCCGGAGTTTGATGACGCGCCGGGCCTCGCCGAAACGCTGATCGTCGCCGATGACTACTGGGAGGACGAACAGTGGGATGAGGTCACCTACGACGACGAATGGTTTGAGGACCAAGCCGAGGCAGTAGCGGAGACGTTCGCTGCTGTGGAGGAGGAGGAGTGGTGGGACGCCGACCCGGAGGTGTGGGTCGAAGAGTTCGTTGAGGAGCACGCGGACGACCGGGTGGTGCTCGCTGCTTGGGAACCTGACCCTGAACCCGAACCGATCCCCGAACCCGAACCGGAGCCGGAGCCTGAGCCGGAGCCGGAGCCTGAGCCGGAGCCGGAACCTGAGCCTGAGCCGGAACCTGAGCCTGAGCCGGAACCAGAGCCTGAGCCGGAACCGGAACCGGAACCGGAACCGGAACCCGAACCGGAACCCGAGCCGGAGCCGGAGCCAGAACCGGAGCCGGA